GCAGCTGAGTTTTTAAAACATAAACTCAAAGCGCAACTGTCGGAAGAAAAAGAAATCGTACGGTCAGTTACTCCGTTTGTTTCTGTATAATTTAAGGGCAGCGGTGCGTCAACACCCTGCCCCACGGCAACCACTTACCTGGTCACATGAACATTCTAGACGATTGCCCTGGAGAGGGTTACAAACTTTGTCGTAGAAAACTGCATTGGTTCCAAGGAGAACGTTGTCGTAAATGTCGCAATGCAAGAGCACTTGCTGATTATCATAAAAAAGCGTCTGAAGGTAAAGCTTGGTATCAAAAAAATAAAGAAAAACACCTAACAAGCGGAAAACAACAATACCAAAAAAATCGCAAACAACGCCAAGAAAACTGGCGTAAATGGCGCGAAAAAAATATTCAATACGACAAAGAGCGTAACCGCAGATATGGTCAAAAACGAAAAGATGTAATACGGCGTAAAACAGCAAAACGCAGGGCAAATAAAAAAACTCAGACGCCAGCATGGGCTAATATTAGAAAAATAAACAGTATTTATAAACAGTGCCCAGAAGGGCATCACGTGGATCACATCTATCCACTAAAAAGCAACTACATGTGTGGATTGCACGTGGAGAATAATCTACAAATTATTTCGACCTCCGAAAATATACGGAAAGGAAATCGATTTTGGCCCGGTCAACTCGACTGTCAAAAGGGTTCAGTTTACGATATATTTTCTAAAGAACTAACTGATTTACTGAATGACTAAACAGACAAAAATTCTTTGGTGCGGTGACATGGTTGCCATGACAGGCTTTGCTCGTGTCACAGAAAACGTTATCTATCGCCTTAAAGATGATTTCGAAATTGTTGTACTAGCCAATAACCACTGGGGCGATCCATGTGAACAACAAAAAGACTTCAAAATCTACCCCTCTTCCAATCGATTCCAGACGGAACCTTTTGGTATCCAGCGGATTCGTGAAATTGTTGAACGTGAAAAACCTGATGTGGTCTTCACGATCAATGACATGTGGATTATTAATCAGCAATACGACCAAATTAAAGATCTGCACCAGCAAAAGCTGTTTAAGTTCGTGGGTTATGCCCCCATGGACTCCTACAACTGGATCGGTTGTCTTGCTGATACCTCCAACGAGTGGGATGCAATCGTCTCCTACACCGAATTTGGTGCCATCGAATTTGTAAAAGGCGGTATCCAAAAGCCTATTGCCGTGATTCCTCACGGTGTGACCCCCGGTCAGTTCTATCCCAAGGACAAGAAGGAGGCACGGAAGCGTCTTGGGCTGTCGGAAGACATCTTTATTGTCTTCAATGGCAACCGCAACCAATTCCGCAAACGTATTGACCTGACCATCAGTGCCTTCGCCAAGTTTGCTAAGGACAAGCCTGACGCTCAGCTGTACCTGCACATGGGTCTTAAGGACCAAGGCTGGGATGTGATGGCAGTCTTTGGCCGTGAAATGCAGAAGCAGGGGCTTGATCCCAACGGTCGCATCATCATGACCGCCAACAGTCCTAACCCTCCCAACGTTGAAGTTGAGATGTTGAACGACATCTACAACGCCTGTGATGTTGGCGTCAATACTTGCAAAGGGGAAGGCTGGGGTTTGGTCAACTTTGAGCATGCTGCCTGTCGTGTCGCCCAGGTGGTGCCTAACCACACGTCCTGCAAGGAAATTTTTGATGGCTACGGCAAGCTGATCGACTGCAACCACACGGATGTGGACATCAACTACTGCCGTGAGATGCCCTGCCCTGATGACGACCACCTCGCTGAGATCCTCAACGAGCTGTACCACAACCGTGAGGAACTGGATCGTGTTGCCCAAGCCTGCTACGAGCGTGCCACGGAAGAGCAGTTTGCCTGGGACACGGTTGCTTCTCAGTTTGGTGGCATCTTTGAAGACGTTCTCAAAGAAGTGGATCATTCGGCCCCAGGGGCGGAGGCAGTGGCTGCGCCTACAAAGAAAAAAAAGAAAAGCAAGAAGGCAAAAGAGTTTCGTGAGGCGGCGCTAGTAGGCTGATCCTCGTGGACGACGAGTGCCCCGCTTCGGCGGGGTATTTTTTTGTCCGTTGATAAAAAAGGAAAATAAAAGTGAGACTCGCGAGTCTGTCAAGTGAGTCGCAAAGCAGACAATGAGTCCGTTTTGTCCTAATTATGGCGAAAATTACATTGCTGACTTCATTGCTTGTCTTATGAGACGCAAAGCAAGAAACCAAGAAGAATGAAGGCGTTGATGTCATTAATCCTTATACAAGAAGAATTTATGCTCATTGTGTGCACAGCAATGCACAACGTGATAAATTCGATCAAGCCATTCCATTCTCTTCATGTCACGCAATTACAAAGCAATGCCACCCCTCTGGCGCTTGAATGACCTTGTAGAACTGAGCGATAAGCACCCAAGCGGACTGCAGTGGACGGTCGATTGGCATGGGTACCACAAGGGGGATCCGGTTGTTAGGCGTGACAAAAAGACTGGTTACTACATCCTTTCGGTCGATGGAGAAGTCTTCCTGGCGCACCGAATCGTCTACTACCTCCGCACCGGCAAATGCCCTGATACGTATGGCATCGATCACTTGCCAACCAATACGGAACGTGATAACCGCCTGGAGTTGCGTCCTGTCTACACGACAAAACGTTCAAAAATTGAAAAAGATTTTGTAGCCTTTCCTGTAGAGCAGCCTGAGGTGTCCGTGGAGGAAAGTCGTTTTGTTTATATCCCAAAAATCAATGAACTCACCGATGAAGAACTTGATCAATACAACTACTACCGTGGGTTCCAATGCGCCTATGGTCATACAATCCGCCATAAACATGACCACTGGTGTTACGAATGTGTTTACAAGATTCAGGGCAACGTCTGTGCTTTTGATATCAGTTTCTTGCATCGCAGCTACAAGTTCCGTGCCCAACGGTTATGGAATGAAATCTCAATTGGTGCCTTTGATGAGTGCTGGGAAATCAACCGCCCTGGCAAATTAAGCCCTAAGCGTGTGTGTTGGCCCTCCTACCGTTCGCACTACTCCAATCAAACGGCAGAAAGTACCACCGTTCATAAAGCCATCTATCAAATGACGTGGGGTGATGTTGGTTCATGTCCCGTTACCAGGCTGTGTGGTAATCCCTGGTGTGGCAACCCATTACACATGACATCCCGCTGGCACCGCACCTTGCCTCCATCACGCGTTTATCCGTTCTGCCGTGAAATGGACGCAGAAAAAATAATGATGTTGGCAGAGGCGTCAAGACAGGGTTTACGGCAGGAGGCGATCAGTCAGTTCTATCGCTCACTTGTACGTAATCCCTTGGAGGCAGTTGATGCACCTGATTACGACGAAGGTTAAATACGTCAAGATTAAAATAAAGAAATAAAAGAATCGAATAAATAATGTCTCGTGCGGCAGCATTAGCTCAAACCCAGCGCAGCATTGCCAATCCGTTAGTGCTGGGCACATTTTCTACGACTTCTTTACGTTATTTAAAAGGCACCTTAAAACAAACGTACCAAGTCCAAGAAAATGGTTATGGCGGTGGTACATACAACCACTGGTTCCAGGTAAATCTTGCTGCGCCTGGCTGGATCATTGTCACAAAAGCAGCTCAAACAAAACCTCAGTACTTGCAGATTTCTACATACGACTTAAATCGTATTCCAATCCAAGGACTGTCAATTTTTGATCACGACTCTATTACACAAGGATTAAATAACGCAGGAGAAGTTTACATTCCGTATCTCGATACGGTAATGAGCAGGCAGTCTGATTTATATAACACTTTTGTCAACTGGTCTTTAACACGTGGAGATGATCGCTATTACGAACTGCAGTCAGGTAGCTACCTAATTTGTATTTCATCAACACGTAATGAACCTCTTGATTATGAAGTTGGTGTTGTCATTGAGTTTCCTCCAACTGAATTTGAGTTTGCGTTGGAAGACGAAGGCGTTGCTTTACTGCTAAAAGAAACGGCAGTTGATCCTCTGCGTACTATCTTTGTTGAATCGCCTGTTTCAGTAAACACCACCATTTCAAATGTTGCCGAAAAACCAAATGGCTTCACGGAAGCTACATGCACTATTAACGCAGGTGTAACCGTAACTGTTTTAAGTGGTTCAACTTGGTTTATTGGTGACCAAATTCCTTCTTCTCAGGATCCTGAATATGTTGTGCTTCTTGAACCAAATCCCGGTTTCTTTGACACGGTTCATGATCACTCTCTGACAGAATGGAGAACAGCATGGGAATCGCAACATCAACAAGATGATCGTTTCCCCGCTGTTTTTGCTCCTTTGACTAACAGATCATGAACGACACCACAAACAAAGCCACAGAAAAAAAAGAAATACAAGAAAAAGAAACAACTACTCAAAAAGAAACTAAAAATGGTTTTGATCTTTATTGCGATTTAAATCCATCTGCACCAGAATGCCTTATGTATGACGACTGATGGGTAGTGAGAACATCAAGGTTACGACGGATCAAAAAGACTGGGACGACTTCTTTGCCTCAGAACCTGTTCTTGAAGATGCGTTTAGTCCCGTGGATCTATACGCAGCACGGGTGCGTGTGGCTTGCAAGTTTGGCAATCAGCAAATCCAAACGACAAATCAACGATTGGCTGCAGCAGCGCAAGAAAAAATCTGTATCACGGTTGAGTTCGAGTTTGACCGGTAGGTTTGGTCCTAGGACCCAGGCAATTGCAATCCGTCAAGTAAGGCAGTGGATGAACGAGTTGCCTGAGGGCGATTCAATTTGCATGCGTTGTGAATCAGCGGTGCCTGATAAACAATTTCGGGTATGGAAGAAATGGTTTACTAAACATGAAGATGTGCGTTGGGAAATATCAGAAGAGCACAAATCTTTTTTCTTCTACAAATCACGTGTTTAGAATAAAGAAAGAGAGGTAAATCTTATGGACTTTTTTAAGTATGTAGAAGTTGCACTGGCGATTCATGCTGCTGCAAGTGCTATTACAGCACTGACTCCTACACCCAAAGATGATGCAGTGGTTTCCAAGCTTTATAAAGTGATTGAAACCCTGGCTTTGGTTGTTGGTAAAGCTAAGCAGCGTTAATCAACAGGTACAAACCACCACACCACACCGCCTTCGTTTTCGATGGCGGTTTTTAATGCGTAAGCTTCTTGATTACGCAAAGTCATGCACTTTGTTTTGTCATTGAGTTCGTAGCAAACATTAACTTTGATGTCTGTTCTACGTTTACGGTTGCCCATTGGATTGAGTTGGTGGAACAACTGGTGGAGGCTTTGGCTTATTTTTTGAGCCTGGGGGACGGCCCTTGGTTGTAGTAGTTGATGTCGTATCTTTCTTTTCATTATCCTTCCGGGTAATCCCGTAAACCGCAAGGACACTTGTGACCAGAGACGAAATAAAAGCGGCATCAACCTTGCTGGCGATGCCGAGATAACTTGCTGTAAGAATTGCAAGCGCCCAAGTTAGGACGCCTGCTGGCACCAGAGTTCCCAGGTATTCACGTAATTGCTTGGGGTCTGGCCCTAGTTTCATGGCTGGAACTTACGCCCCCAACCGGATGTTGGGCCTTCTGGTAGCCAACGTGATTGCAACATCTTGCGGCTATAAATAGCACCTTTACCATTTTCCGCTGGTCCGCTGTAACCGTCGTTGACACTACCGTAGGGATCGTTAACGATAAAATCACCGTTTGCCTTCAGCCCACGTACAACAAGCATGTGACCACCTGTTGGTGCGGATAGGGTGCCACGATGGAGGATACCAATAACAACAGGACGGCCAGCCTTCAGTTCAGTTTCCAGATCCTTGAAGGAAAGGTTGGTGTGCCAACTGGAGTTCAGTCCGTAGGACTTAAGCAGGTTGGTTTGTGCTCCATGGTCAGTGGTGTCGCCGTAACCCCCACTGATTAATTTCCGAATATACTCGTCGTCAGATTTGATGGCGTCAGGTTTAAAGAACTTGAGGCACATTGCGCAAGACGAGCTGTTGCAGGTGCGTTCAGCTTGGGTGTAGTTATCTGTTTGGAGCCACTCAGGAACTTTGAGGCAGATGTCACCACCTGCAGCTGCTTCTTGAGCAGGAAGTTCTCCATCAAGCTCAGCCCAGTGACCAGGAAACACCCACCAAGTACCACAGCTGTAACCAAGTTCGACTTGGACATGACCAGATTCCTCCTTAAGGATTGTGCATTGTTGATAAACCTTGCCTTTTTGAACAGTTTTCTTTTGATCAGCGGCAAGTTCAGAACCAGCAATAGGCTCTTTTTTGAGCAGAGTGTCGTGAGTAGCGGTGAGATTTGTCACTTTCTTAGGTGCGGAGCAGTCAGAACCACTGCAGAACAATTCGATTTCAGCTTTGCGTCGTCGTACCAGTCCAGCAAGACCCCCGTTGGTCCAGCGAATTAATTCTTCTTTTGCAACGGTATTCGAATCTTCTCCTTTATTAAGGCGCTTGCGTAGTGTTGATTCAGATAATGCGCCAACACCGCAATTAAATGCAAAGGAAACCAATGCATCAAACTGCTCTTGATTCAGTTTAATACTGATTAAATCGTTAACACCTTCTTCAAAACGGACAAGATCCTTTAGAAGCAACTCTTCTGCTGCTTGCCTGGTAATTGTCATACCCGGCTTGACATGAGCGCCGGTAGAACCATAACCAATGGTTAAAACATTTGAGCTGCAGTAGTAAGCGTCTAAACGCAAACCTTCAAACTCTTTAATTAGGCTTACGCCTTTAGAAGAGATCTTCATTGTGAATACTTTTCTTGTTTAATTTTATCCGCTTAGACTTTATTTATAGATCAATTTATACAAACATGTGGAAGTTAATTGCTTTAGTGTTTTTAATCGCTGGTTCCGCAAAAGCTCAGTCTGTCGTGCCCAACTTTACCCAAGGCAGCATGACAAGTACCACGACAACGACCCAGACAATCAACGAAACGGTTCAAGTGCAGGTCTTTGGAGGCGTCTATCGAGGCGTCAGTGCCGACAACATCACTCCCAGTGGAGATATCAACGCGGCAACAACGACATTCTCGGTAACGGATACAACCAAGCCCTATTCACTCGAGGTGACGACACGCGCTGCTGGCGTCGTCGAACAAACGGACATCACCCGTACAATCAACACAAACAGTGTTACAAACTCCTTGTCTGTCTTCTCGCAGTAATTTGTTTCGCTCCAGCAAGGGCGCAGGATGGTGGGACGACTGCCATTGCAAATCCTGTTGCTACATCAACGGGTTCTGTCAGTAACCAAGCGGTACAAATCAACCAAGGAAGTTATAGCCAGCAGGGGTATGGTGGTGGACACACGTGCAATTCCAGCACACTTGTCTTGACCCCCTTTTATTTGGGCAACGATGTTAATAATCCGGAAACTGCGTACATTCGCAATCAAAATTTTGGTGCGCAAATAAGTTTAAGCATGCCGCTTGACTTTGAAATGGTGCGGTTATGCAAAGATTTGGCTAAAAGAAAAATCGAAAAAGAAAGATTGGATTATGAATTAGTAAGAATCCTGAAATGTGTTGAGATCAAGAAGGCAGGGTATACGATCCATCCTTCTTCACCTTATGCAGGCGTCTGTGCCGACGTAATTCCAATCTCTGCCGCGCAAAAGTAATTACCTTTTTGTTGCGTAATTTGTTTATTTTCTTAATAACTGCGTTAACAACAGGTTTAAATGCAGATACAAGTTTCTTAAAAACTGAGGTGGCAGTTAGGGTTGCAGTAACACTGACTATGGATGTAATTGCTGCAGCAGAAACTATCTCGGCTTTTGGTACGGGAATTTCTATATTTGTTCCAGGTACATTGATGGTAGTGGCTTCTGTAAGTTGTGGACGAGTTTGTGACTCGGGCAATAAAGAAGGCGATGGCTCAGGTGTTTGGTATTGCGGTGCTTGCACTGCTGGCTTTGGTACCGCTATGGGTGGCATTACAGATGCAGGTTGCTTCTTTTCCTTCTCGGAAACCTGCTCTTCCTGCGGTGCTACACGAACGCCGTTAGTACCAGTGCCTTCTGCAAAAGGATAAGTAAGAGGTGTAAAAAAAGGAACCTCCGCCTTCGGTAGCTCCAGAATAGGAGCTGGCAAAGACAGAGGTTCTGGAAGTTTAGGTAAAACCAGCTGACCGACTTGAGGTAGCCGTAGCGGCTCCATGGATTTTATTCTTCTGCCGGAGCTTCTTCCTTGGTTTCAACGGGTTCTTCTGGCTCAAACTCCAGAGTTTCAATGAGCTGGCCAAGAAGATTAACAGAGAAGCTAATGAGATTAGCATCACCGCTAACACGAGCCGAACCAAAAGAATTAATAGCAGAAACCAGGTCAGACTTCTTGCAAGCCATGATCGAAACGTAACTTTTAAAAAGTATAGCAATTAATTACCAGGGAAC